ATGTAGGTGGCTCTTTAAATCTTCTAAGTTCACCCACTCTTCTTGGTTCTTTAGATTCAACAACTACAAACCTATTTAGAAAACCATCTGCTATGCGACCACTATTAAGTGCCTTGTAAAAGTTCTTTGGCACTGACAAGCCTACAAGGGTTATAGCTGGTTTATGTGTTACACGACTCATCATCATCTCTTTGTATTGTTCCTGGACATTCATAAGCGAATAATTATCTGGTCTCAAAGTACCATGACACCTTCCCCATGCTTCCATAAGTGTTTGAATACCATCTTCTCTATTTGTGTTTTGTGAGTTGCCTATGGCTTCTAATCTTTTACCAAACTCATCCATGATGGTTATTTGTGTAGGTCTCATTTTTAATACAGAGTGAACAGCACCACTTGATGTATAGCCATCTCCAACAACTAACTTCTCATGATCACTAGCGTTGAGGACTGACTCTACAAATGTCTTGATATTTTCTTTACCTTGACCAGACTTAGCGATACCCATGAAATACATCGATGAAAAGTTATTCATATTGGTTCTATATATACGACCACAGCTAACACTAGCTAAAGATAATGCACCGATTAAAGATAGTTCTGGCTGTGGCACTTGTGCTATCTCTTCACAAAACTTAAACATGTCTTTGAGCAAGCCTGGTGGATTAAATAGATCTTTTGGTTTTTGTATGGTTTCTGAGGCTTGTATAAATAAAGGTGCTATCTGATTCTTTCTGTCGTGCGTGCTCTTAACACTTTCTACTACGCCATCTATCTCTGCTTGTGGTAGTGGTGGAGTATTTTGTTTGTTCCAATTATGCAAAAATATTTTTACAAATTGTAGGTTTACATTTTTAGAGATAAGATAGCCTGCAATCCTAGCTGCTCCATCGTTTCTTGAACCTTCGTGCACACCCTCTAATGAGAATGGTGCTGTCTGTACGCTTGATTCTGTTTTAGGTACACCAGTTATTTTTGTAAACTCAACTTCAGTAAAGTCTGGTAAGTCATTATGATCGTGTATCTTCCAATCAGGAAAGGTTATTGGTTTGTATATTTGACCGTTAGCGTGTCTGCTCCAGGGTGCAATAATTAAACCACCTACACCTCTAATATCTATAAGTCTTTCTATTGGTGTTTCAGCAGTTCTTCTTGTAGCAAAGGTAGTATAGTTTTGTGGGTTGTTATAATAGTAATGCATACCTTTACCTGTAATAACTTTGAAAGGACATGCAGGTAGATTCTTTTCTACCCAGTCCATAGCCTCTGGCGAGTCTGCATCTACAACAATAAATGATCCACATACGAGAGCCACAACAAGGTTGTCCCTGTCCTTAAACCATGATTCTACAAGGGTTCTAGGAGGTCTTTCCTCTTTGTATTGCTCCCAACCTTTTAAAAAAGGTGGTGGCTTTTTATTAGATCTTTGTAAAGGAACGACATTATAACCTTCATCATAGTAGGCAAGTGCTTGCTCTAAGGATGTGTCGTCCTCAGTAATATTGAGCTGAAACACACTAAGCTTCTGTTACTAATATCTCTGATACAGGTCCATATATAGATTCAAAATCTAATCTGCCGTCTGTAGCTTTGATGATTTGTTTAGCCTGATTAATCGTAGGTTGTCTATAACCATAACGCCATGCTTTACAGGATGCTTCAGAGCACCCAAACTTTTCGGCAGCTTCTCTTTGTCCCAAAAATTCTATGTATTCTTTTAATGAATATGGTTTGACTTTTCTATTTGTATGATTTGGTTTAACACCTAGTGTTTCAAATTCTTTTAATTTTTTTGTTGCTAGGGTCTTTGTCCTAAAATAATAATTTGCTTGCCACAAAGTATTTTCTTGGTTTTGATTTTCCATCTACTTCTCCTTGTAAATTTATTTGTAAATTTAATTTTACATATGGTAACGATTATGTGTATAATGTGCAAGTTAATTTTTATTATAGGAGTAAGAGAATGGAATTATCAAATAGAATTGTATCTCCAAGTCAGCTCGTACAAAGCCAAGGTGCTAAGATCTTAGTTTATGGTATGGCTGGCTCTGGAAAAACAACATTAGCAAAAACGTGCCCAGGCAAAGTGCTTGTAATAAGTGCTGAAGCTGGATTGCTATCTATTAAAGATGCAGACAACGTTGATGCTATAGAAGTAAAAGAAGCAGCAGAAGTTATGCAACTTCATGATGCTTTGAAGTCTGGCACATTACAATATGATACAGTTGTTTTAGATTCAGTATCTGAAATAAGTGAGATTTTGCTTACATGGGAAAAATCTCGTAGTAAAGATCCAAGAATGGCATACGGTAATGTCCAGGAATCTGTAACAAATCTCATGCGTGCTTTTAGAGATCTACATATGCACGTATTATTTTTGTGTAAAGAAGATGTAGTCAATGATGATGGCATATTAAAACACGCACCAAAAATGGTTGGCACTAAGTTAGGTGAATCAATAACATATTTCTTTGATGAAGTGTTAGCACTTAGAGTTATTGATAGCCAAGATGAAGATGGCAAAACTGTTTCACATAGATGGTTGCAAACTATTCATCGACAAAACTACAAGGCTAAAGATAGAAGTGGTAAACTTGAAAACTTTGAAAAGCCTGACATAACAGCCCTAATTGAAAAGTTAGGGTTTTCATTAACTTACGATATGGGAGAAACTAATGTCTGATTTCGGTGATGTAGAATTTTTTGATAACTTAAGTGAGATGCCTACGGGCGTCCCACTTGCACCAGATGGCGAACACAACGCTAAAATTATAGCTACTGATAAGCACAAATCAAAAGCTGGTAACTGGACTTTAAAGGTAACGTTTCAAATAGACGGTGGTAAATATAAGGATCACAATGAGTGGTATAACTTGTGGGCTACTGTTGAAGAACATAAACGTATAAGCACAGAACATTTCACTAGGCTTACTAAAGCTTGTGGGTTGAAAAAATATCCTGAAGAGCATGGAAGCTTTGTTGGTAAAACCCTGACTCTTGATATGTATCAGAAAGAAGATAGTTTTAAGGGTGATAAAGGTGAAGTAGTAAAGATGATGAAAACCAGAATTGCTAATTATCTTTTAGCTCAGGATGCAGATATGAGCCCACCACCAGAGGCAGTGCCACCATTTTAAGGCGTAGCTTTCTCGTTACTAGGGGCCTTGTGCCCCTTTTTTTCTGCTATTAAACAAAACCTTTCGTCTTGTTTTTCTTTTAATACCTTTTCTATGTATTGAATGTGTTTATCTAATTCTGCTATTTTTTGATCAATATTCATCTATTCTCCATATATGTATAAATCATTAATAATAATAACCCAACAAGTGCATAAAAACTTAAGTCCATTATCTTTCCTCTAATTTGTTACGAGCTCTTGTCAGATACCAGATGGCCTTATCTAGATCCTGGATGTTTGCATCTTTATGATCTGCTCTCCAGATATATTTAATAGCTGCTGCCTTGCAATAGCCAATAAACTGTTCAAAAGTTAAAGCTGATTCAATTGCGTCTATACATTCAATAGAGCCTTTCTTGTAGTGTGGGGGGTGGTTTACGTTATCTGTCATTTTGTTTCTCCTTATGTCATAAATTCTGGTGGATTTGGAGAATCTTTGAATGGCTTTTCATTTTGTTCCTCTCTATAAAAATTACCAGTATCTAATTCAACAACGTTAGGGCTGTTGTATATTGTTGGTGTCTGACCAGCTAAAACTTTGTTATATGATTCTAGGTAGTCGCTTAGAAAGTTCCAACCTATCTCCATATCAGTATGGTTCATCTTAAATACTTTACTAGCATAAGGTGTTTTCTTTTCTTGTGCTACAAACACAAAGTCATGCACCTGAAAACCAGCACGTTCAAAGCCACGCTTATACCATGCGGCTTGTAGATCATACGAGAACCGTCTTACCGAATTGGTAAAACCCCTGACGGAACAATCACTCGTTGTTTTATAATCTACAAGCACTATGGCATTTTCCCCATGTGGTTTATCAAAAGGATTGATAATAACGTCTGCACGTGTTTTACATAACAAACCTTGTTCATACCAGTACAAAGTCACTTCGTAGGGTGAATCAAAAGCATTTGGATACTCATTTTCTGGATTTAGATAAGCTCTCGCTTCCGTTATCAAGCTATTTTTCATGCTATAAATGGTATCTCGCTCTTTTTCACTGATTACTGATAAACCTTTAGCAAGGCTTTCTTGTTTCAGTGCTTTGTTGGTATTGGTGTATGGTGATCCTGTTATGGTAACAACATCACTAAAAAACGCACCCTCTCCCTCTACAACCAAAGAATGTGCAGCAGATCCAAAATTAAGCGCTGGTGTCTGCTCTATAACTTCTTCTAGAGCATGTAGCTGACTCTGACTAAATCTTCGTATTTTAGATGAAGATATGCCTGGGCCGTTGTGATAGAAATAGTTGTCCATCTTAGGAAAATAAAACGCATCACCTACCACTTTATGTGGTATGTCTTCTAACATATCTGGCAGATTCATGACAGCTCCATATTTTTTTTCACAGTTTTTGTTGCATCTTGAACAAGCTTTCTGCCCTCTTTTACGGTTGGTGCACAATCAATAGCCATTTGTGTAAAAAATGATATGCCAAACCAAACAAGCTCTGGCACTCCTAATGTTTGTGCATTTTCTGTTGCGTCAAGCAAATCTTCATACAATCGCTTACGTAACTTATCGTCATTAGATAATCTACTCATGATGCCTCCCTGTTATTATTAAGTTTATCTATTTCTTCTTGCAGATCTTTAACTGCAACCCCTATTGTCCAGATAAGATAATTAATTTTATCTCTGGCTAATTCATCTTTTATGTCCTTGTTGGACTTTGGTTTTGTGAGTGAAATCATTTCATCAATAATATCAGACACAACTGATTTTGTTTTTGGTTTATCCATTACACTTCTCCATGTATATATATTGGTATATTATCATAAATTTATGTATAATGTCTACTATGCGTAACAAAAGGAGTAAATAATATGAGTAGAAGTGGAGATTTGTATATGATGTCTAGGCTTTCATATGAACAAGCGATGGACGATTACCAAAATAAAAAATCTCATTCATTAGTGGAATCTTACAAAAAATATTACAAAGAAAACGTAGGTATGGAGTGTTGTGATCCACAAGGTGATTTAATTAATTTTTATGATGAGGATAATAGCCAGGAGTCAATTATATGATAGAGTTTTTGTTCTGGTTTTGCATAGCTGTATTTGGTTTACCAGCTTTGTTTGTAGTAATATCTGACAAAATATAGTGAAAGTATTAAGTTTGTTTGATGGTATGGCCTGTGGTCGTATTGCATTAGAACAATTAGGCATACCAGTTGAAAAATATTATGCAAGTGAAATAGATAAATACGCCATACAAGTAGCACAAGCTAACTATCCAGACATAATACAAGTCGGTGATGTATCTAATTTAGATCCAAAAGATTACATGGATGTAGATCTTATACAAGGTGGTTCGCCGTGCCAGGGATTTAGTATGGCAGGAAAGCAATTAGCATTTGATGATCCTAGATCTGCATTATTTTTTGAATTTATACGTTTGCTAAAAGCTATCAAACCAAAATACTTTTTATTAGAAAATGTAAAAATGAAAAAAGAGTTTTTACAAATTATATCTGAACAAGTATCTGAGTGTTATCCAGAGATACTTTTTGGTATTGAGCCTATTTTTATAAATAGTTCGCTTCTAAGTGCTCAATCTAGGCAAAGATACTATTGGACTAACATACCAGGAATTAAACAACCAGAGGATAGAGGCATAGTTTTAAAAGACATATTAGAAGATAACTTTGAAAGCGATAGAGATAAAAGCTATTGTATTGACGCTAATTATTCAAAAACTGGTGCAAAACCACATCATTACAAGGATAAATATCGTAGGCAATTGGTAAATAAGCCTATAAAAGTAGGCATGAATGTTGAAGAAGTTAAGATAAGAAAGCATGAGGTAGACGAAAAAGCATTACAAAAACTGCTTAGATCTGCAAAAAAAGAAAGTAAAAAGACAATAAAAGATATAGCAAAAGAATGTAATGTGCCTTTAACCAAGGCTGA